GAGTATTCGAATTAATGAATAATTAACACATAAAAAATGAAACCACTTTTAAAAGTTGATCTAACAACTACGGTAAGCATTACGAGTACTTATGCCGGTGAATTTGCCGGGAAGTATATTGCGGCTGCTTTACTGTCGGGCGATACCCTGGGAAAAAATCTTATCACGGTAAAGCCGAACATCAAATACAAGGAGGTCGTTAAGAAACTGGTTGCTTCAGGTACGATTATCGCTGATGCAACTTGTGACTTTTCAGCAACCGGGACACTAACGCTGACTGAAAGACTGTTAACGCCGGAAGAGTTGCAGGTCAATCTTCAGTTATGTAAAAAAGACTTCCGTTCAGACTGGGAGGCCGCACAAATGGGGTACTCAGTTTATGACAAACTGCCTCCGACCTTTACGGAGTTCATGCTTGCTCACCTGTTAGCGCAGGTAGGTGCAAATATGGAAACGACAATATGGCACGGTGCAACCGGAACCGCCGGACAGTTTGACGGGTTTGTAACTCTTATGACTGCTGACTCTACTGTGTTGGATGTTACTTCGACTTCTGCGATTGATGCCTCAAACGTCATTGCAGAACTGGAAAACCTGATGTCATTTGTGCCGAACACGATCAAGGGGCAGCCTGATTTTAAAATCTACATTGCTCAGAATGTTGCATGGGCTTATGCTGTTGCACTTGGAAAGCTGGGTTATATGCAGCAGTTCACCGCCGGTGAGAAACCGCTCGACTACCTGGGCAAAAGCCTTGTAGTTGTACCGGGGTTAACTGATTCTTATATGGTAGCCGCCCAGGCTTCAAACCTTTGGTTCGGAACCGGCCTTCTGTCCGATGAAAACGAAGTAAAAGTATTGGACATGGCAGACCTTGACGGATCGCAGAACGTGCGCTTTGTTATGAGGTTTACCGCCGGTGTTCAGTATGGTATCGGATCCGAGATTGTTCTTTACACCCCGCCCGCTTAGTATTAACATTCAAAAATAAAACAATGAAAACATTGAAATTCTTATTTGTTCTTTTTGGCTTTTTAGCCCTTTCATTTCAGGCCATGCCGCAGGCTACGCCTGTATATGAGGTTAACACCTCCACAATGAAAGTATATCGCTGCCTTGACACCGTTTCAAATTCAACCGGAGTTACCTTCACCTACCCGGCTATTGTTCCGGCAGGATGGGGGTATGTTATACAGGTTGTAGCGGATAGCCTTTCAGGTGGAACCGCAGGGACTATTACTGTGCTTACCTCCGCCGGGACTACTTCTGCTAAAGTATATAAAGCGATTACATCCGGTACGGCAACTATTGACGGCGTACAGACTATTGCACTCTTTGAACCTCCGGCTGATAAACCTTCATGGCCTGGGACTGCGATGCGTGTAACTGCCTCCGGTGGTGGGACGCAAAGCACGAAAGTAACCTGCTGGTTTACGTTGAAGAAACTTCCACTTTATTAATCCTACGGAGCCATGAGTTGCGCACTTACAAAAGGAAGACAGGAACCATGTAAGGATTCTGTTGGCGGCATTAAGGCCGTGTACTTCATTAACTTTGGAGTGCAGCCCACATTTGACGCAGGCACGGAGGAAGTAACAGACCTTCAGGCTGATTCTTTGGGTACTGCTATCACTGCTTATAAATATGATTTAAAAGCGGCTGGCAATACTTTTGAGGAGGCAGTACAATCTAACAGGGATAACGGTACTACCTTCTGGCAGCAGACGTTAAACCTGGTACTAAAGAAAATGACAGCGGCAGATCGCAAAGAGTTGAAACTTTTAGCTTACGGTCGGCCTCATATTGTCATTCATACGAACATGGGCGATGCCCTGATTCTTGGACTGTATAATGGCATGGAAGTAACCGGCGGAACGGCTGTAACAGGCGGCGCAATGGGCGATATGTACGGATATACGTTAGCCCTTACAGGCATGGAGAAACTACCGGCGCACTTTATAGGAGATGCAACGGCTGATGATCCTTTTGCCGGACTTACAACCACTCCAACTATTGTCGAAGGTGAGGATGATGAACCGGGTTAATCCCTTTTCTTTTCCTGCTATATATTTAGAAGCCCTGGCCTTATGGCCGGGGTTTTCTATTTTGGAACAAATCTTAATTTTTCCGTTATATTGATATGAATATAATCACACCTGGAATAAGTTTTGATTTAACTGTTATTATTCGAAAGATAATGGTAACAGAAACAAGTAAGTTTTTATTCGAGTTTACCGAACCCGGAGGAAAAATTTATATCGGTGCTATAAGTAGGGGTTTAATTACCTACACGGATGAAGATTTACCCGCTACTTTTCCGGTATTAATGATAAATAAATCATGGGCTGAAAAAGAACGTGCTCAGGTTAATGTTTATCATTTACCTAACGGGTTAAATGCAGCAATTACGGAGGCTTACACGGCTTTAGAAACAAGCCCGACCGGTGACGGATCAATGACATTAGCGAAGGTATTAAATGATATTTCACCACGTCCTACATTCGAATTAATTTACAAAGGGTTAATATTTTGCACCGCCGAAACGGTTTACTATCCTTACAATCCTATTGAGGGCGATTTTGAAACAATAGAAAAAGCGGCAACCATTTATAAAACGAGGTAATGGAGAATAAAAAATACATGGTTTTAAATATGGAGGCTTATATGCCGCCCGATCCTACGGAAACAGTAGTTAATAATTTAGAGTGGGTAAAGTATGGTGCAGATAATGCCTATTTAGATTACCTTTTAGCCAGGTTCTACGGGTCGCCGACAAATAACGCCATTATTACAGGCGTGGCTGATATGATCGTGGGTGGTGGGTTAATGTCCCCGGTACAAGTGAAGCGGCCTGATTCATATGCAAAGGCAAAAGTAATGTTTAAGGATGAAGATGTGCGCCGGTGGGCTTTTGATTTAAAGTTTGCAGGGTATTATCTGATTCAAGTCATTCAAACTAAATCCGGTTTTACCTGTAAACATACCCCGGTTGAAAATTGGCGGTCAGGCATAGCGGATGAAAATGGAGATATTAAATTTTGGTTTTATTCCGACAACTGGGCGAAGTGGAAAGATTCGAAGTACAAGCCAGAACCTTATCCGGTTTATGAAAAAGGCACGAAGAAGCAAATAACGATCAAGGTAGTTAAACCTTTCCGGGCTGGTACTTTCTATTATCCATCGCCTGACTACGTTGGTGCGCTTGCGTATGCTCATTTGGAGCAGGAAATAGCAACGTTTCACCTTAACAACGTCTTAAATGGATTCGTGGCCGGTCACATTATTAACATGAATAACGGTGATCCAGGGGACGGGGAAAGGGACAAGATCGTAAACGACATTAAGAGTAAATTAACCGGGGCGCACAATGCCGGAAAAATCATTGTAGCTTTCAACGATAACAAAGAGACTGCCGCCACGATTGAATCAATACAAGTTTCTGACCTGGATAAGCAATTTCAGTTCTTAAGTACGGAGGCACAAGGTAAGATCATGGTAGGGCATAGGATTGTTTCGCCTCTTTTGTTCGGGATTAGAGATAGTTCAGGACTTGGAAACAATGCACAGGAACTAACGGAGGCTTACAAACTATTTAATGCCGTTGTTTTGGAGCCTTATCGAAGGATTTTAACTGAAAGTTTCGAGGAATTATTAAGCGATTCCGGTTATACATTGCCGTTGAGGTTTGAAGATAATAAGTTTTTTGTAGCCGCACAAAAACAAGAGTTAAGCCACGAACACCCGGACATGAGCGAAGATGATGAGCGGGTATGGCTGGAACACTTGGACAAAGTAGGTGAAAGGATAGACCCGGATGAATGGGACATGGTACTGGAGGAAGCAGTAGATACGCACGGCATGACTTTAGAAGCGGATGCGCTGGACGGCAACCCCGCTGAGAAGTCAAAAGAAGACACTAAGACGGGCTTATATAAAGTAAGGTATGCTTATTCGCCTCCACGAACACAAAGCGATTCAAGGCAGTTTTGCAAGGCTATGGTTACACGGGCGCAAGCTGGGACGGTTTACAGAAAAGAAGACATTTTAAAAATGCAGGCTGCCGGGGTTAACGCTGAATTCTCCGCAAAAGGAGAATCAAATTACTCTATCTGGTTGTATAAAGGCGGCGTAAATTGTCACCATTACTGGAACCGCCGGGTTTATTTCAGGAAAAGAGGACCGGGTGGTCAATTCCTGCCAGCTTCAGATACCGATAGCATGGAGAACGATCAGCAAATTTCAGTTGCACGTGCTAAGTCAGCAGGCGCAAACATTAAACCCAACGAGCCGGAAGTACCGATTGCGCCTATTAATATGCCTAATCAGGGGAGGAAAAGCTAATGGCAGAGATACTATTAATAAACCGAAACGACATTATGAGGTTAACCGGCATTAAGGGAACGGTTGACACGGAGAAGATTTTACCTCATATAAAAACGAGCCAGGACGTACATTTGCAATCTATAATCGGAACCCGGTTACTTGAGAAATGCAAAGGATTAATCGAAGCGGGGACGTTGGATGAAAGTGTAAATGTGAATTATAAAACTCTGATTGAAACTTATATCGCTCCTTGCTTGGTTCATTACTGCATGGTGGATTATCTACCTTTTGCTACCTTCGAAATTACCAATGCGGGTATTTACCAGCACACGCCGGAAAACACGACTTCGTTAGAAATGGCGGACGTTGACAAATTAGTACAGAAGTTCAAAGACAAAGCAGAGTTTTACGGCCAAAGGCTGGAAGATTATATCTGTGCTAATAACACTCTATTTCCTGAATACTCCCAGACTAACAACGGGGACATATCCAGCAACGGACAACCAACTTTTCACGGATGGGTGTTTTAAGAGGTAAATATAAGGTAAAGGAGATCAATTTGCAGAAGTTGAAAGAGTATGCAAATGATAAAGGCATAGAGCCGCCAGAGGATGCTAAAATTAAGACTGAAGCTAAATGAAGATCGAAATAACACGCCTCCCATCGGAGGAAAAGCAGACACGAGGTAAATTCGTTTTGTCGCATGATGACCAGGTTATCATGTCAGGCGTAACAATGGAACTGCCCTGGAAAGATAATCAGAAGGATATTTCCTGCATACCAGTAGGTACTTATCCCGTTGAATTATTCCATTCAATTAAGTTTGGAAAGTGCTTCAAAATTCAGGGAGTGCCTGGCCGGGATGCTATCCTGATCCACAAAGGGAACTATAATAGAGATACACACGGCTGCATCTTACCAGGAAAGGACTTTGCAGACCTTGACAAGGACGGGAACCAGGATATCACAGCAAGCGGCGCAACCGTTGACCTGTTGGTGAAGTACTTTGAGATGTACAAATGTGATAAAGGTATTTTAGAAATAGTCTAAATTACGGTTTACCTATTGACAAACGGGTTTTGATTTTGTATATTTGTGTTTTATTTAACTATCAGTTTTAAACTTAAAATTAACAGTCATGTACACGAAATTAATTTAATGTTTTAGTAAGTAGTTTTTTTCATAAGATGGTTTTTTGGTTGATGGCCGGGGGGGGGAGTGATTACCTCCCGGCTTTTTTGTAAGTTCTTTGAGGCAATTATGACACGTGCGACAACCGAACGCTTACCGGTTACGCTTAGGCTCTGTGAACGATTAAGCCAGATACCTCCCGCACGTAGGTAAGTATCAAAGCTGGCAGCCTCAAATGTTCAATCATGATTACCGGGGTTAGGCTCCATGCCTGCCCCGGTTTTTTTATCAACAATTGCGAAAAGGGCGAAAAATGAATTATCTTTGTAATTCCTACCGCCGCAGTTGTTGTTTGTAAAGCGGCAAAGACTTGGTTTGGCATGCCCCCGGAGTGGTTACCGGGGGTTTTTTATTTCAGGTATGCTAAATAGAATCATTATAAATAACAACTATTTATAACATTATGTTAAATACCTATTGACTTTGCCCTGTTGATTTCCTTATCTTTGTCAAACAAACAACAACAAACCAATGACAAACGAAGAAATCGAAATTATCCTTGACCAGTGTTTTGATGATGCTGAAAAGTCAACAAAAAAAATCCTGAAAGAATTGGATGTAAAATACAGCAGTATTACCGCTACTGGAATTATATCATTCTTAAAAGGCCGGATACCAGGAGCCTTATTAAATCCTGAAAGATACAACTATAAAACGACAAGAAATGAAAACTAAACAAGCAATTTTAGAAAAGATCGTATCTTCAATAAAGATGCGCTTCGACTGCGATCCAGTGATCGAAAACAACGCTATCAGGATTGAGGCCGGGAACCTGTCATTATCTGACATGGCGAACCTGCAAAGGTACTGCCAGAACCGGGCATATGAGTTGGAAGTAACGAGTGAAGTAACATTCAAGATCACGTTATGAAACTTGACGACTACATCAATGAAACGCCTCCGGTAAAAGTAACCACCTGCGATTATTGCGGGTGTGTTATTCCTAACCACTTAATTTGCACGGTGCCAACCGGGACTAACAGGTATGATTTTAACTATGCCTGTCCGGAGTGCGCCGCCGAAGAAATCGAAAAAACAAACAGTATAGAAATTGAAGAACTATGAAATTAGAAAACTTTGCAACAAGCATTAAGGCGGATAACGCTTTTATTAAGGCTTCATTTGGAGGCTTCGCCGGGTCTGGAAAATCCAGAACAGGTGCAGAATTTATTATCGGTGCTTATAAACTGATGAAACTCACTAAACCGATCCTGTTTATTGACAATGAAAAAGGCTCCCGGTTTTTAATCCCGCAATTTAAAAACGCTGGAATTGAAACACTGGTAAAACAGACGGTTGAACTTGCTGACATCTTAACAGCTTTTGACTTGGTAGATAATGGCGAAATCGGATTTTTGTTTATTGATTCCTTGACTAAAGTTTGGTACAACTTTATCGAGCAGTACAAACAAAAGAACCGTAAAACCTTTATGACCTTGCAGGATTGGGGTAAAGTGTTACCTGACTGGCAGCAGAAATTTGCAGAACGGTTTATTAAGATGAACGGTAACTGTGTTTTTACTGGCAGGGGAGGTTACACCTACGAAATGGAAGAGAACGAAGAAACCCACAAAAAAGAGTTTGTAAAATCAGGGGTAAAAATGAAAATGGCCGGTGAAACACCTTACGAACCTGACTTAAATATTTGGATGACCACCATTCAGGAAATGGAAGACAGTAAGCCAAAGGTATGGAGGGAAGCCCTTATAATGAAGGATCGCAGCGGCCTGATTGATGGCCATACTTTTGTTAATCCTACCTTTGCCGACTTTTCGCCTGTCATTGAGTACATTATGGGGTGCGAACTTGGCGAAGTTGCCGGGGCTTCCTCAACTGAAAACCTTGCAGCCTCAGAAACATGGTCAGATTGGAAGGAACGGCGTGAAATCATAACGGATAAAATCGGCAATGAATTTATAAAGGCTGGGTTTGGCAGCACAAATGAACACAAACAGGCTAAAGTGTTAATCATTGAAAAGATTTTCGGTACAACTTCAGGCGAAGAGATTAAGAAAATGAAGGTTGAATTTCTCGAAAACCGTTATGAAGACCTTAAACGTCTTATGATTCAATGGCCTAATGTTACTGATGCGAAGGCATTTATTGCCGGGTTTAAGATTGAAAACGAATTGGATTTTGACGAACCTGTAAAAGAATAAAACAATGAGCGTAAACAAAGTAATTTTAATCGGTCGCACGGGCAAAGACCCGGAAGTAAGATCAATCACTGAAGATAAAAAGGTAGCAAATATCAGCCTTGCAACCACTGAAAAGTACAAAGATGAGGAAAAAACCGAATGGCATAACCTTGTCATATGGAATAAGCTGGCAGAAGTCGCTGAAAAGTACATCAAAAAAGGAGACCTTTTGTATATCGAAGGTAAAATTTCAACCCGGGACTGGACAGATAAGGACGGTAATAAGCGATACACAACTGAAATAGTTGTTAATGAATTGCGGATGTTAGGAGGGAAGAAAACCGACCCGGCCCCGGAAGCCTCCAAACATTACAGCCCGGACAAGGAACAGATTCAAGACGACACTCCAACGGCGGAGGATGGGTTACCATTTTAATCATTAAACAAAATGAGCAAACAAAAATCAATGAAGCAAATTGCAGAAACCTTCAAAAGTGATATGCAGGATATCGTAAATAAAGGCGATATTGATTCAATTTCAGTAAGTGTAAACGGTGGTGAATACCACACAATAGCAGAAAAATCAAAACCTAAAAACATGGAACCAAAGAAAACAAAACAAGCAAAGGAATTTTTGAAGTACGAATTTACCCATGATGAAATTCATCAAAAAGGGATCGAACTTGCAAGGCTTTCAACTGAAAGCCAGTCGATTGAAAATGAGCGCAAAGCCGTTGCTGCTGAATTTAAGGCAAAGTTGGATACAAAGGATGCGGAAATTGCCGTCATTGGAAATCACATAAATAATGGGTATGAATATAGGTATATTCAATGTACTATCATTTTGAACCAACCAAACACCGGAAAGAAAACTGTTACTCGTAACGACACTGGCGAAGTTGTAAAGATCGAAGACATGACACCTGATGAAATGCAGTCGGAACTTGAATTTGACGAAAAGTATTAACCTTTACTCAGACCCAAAACAACCTAATATTAACAATTAAAACTTAAAACAATGAACAATCAAAAAATCGATGAAATCGAAATTAACGGAGTAGTATACGTCCCGAAAGGAACGGAATTAAAGACTGCAAAAGGCGATTTTCCTATTTGCATGGTTCGCACATATTCCGCCGGGGTATTTTACGGCGAATTGAAAGAGCGCAACGGCAAAGAAGCGACAATAATGAACGCACGCCGGGTATGGTATTGGACAGGTGCGGCCAGCCTTTCACAGTTGGCGCAATCCGGCACATCAAATCCTGGTGGTTGTAAATTTCCGCAAGCTGTCACTGAAGTGATTTTGACCGAAGTGATAGAAATTATACCGGTTACAAATGCAGCATTAATAACTCTTAATTCAGTGCCGATATGGAAGCAATAAAAGTAGGTTCCGGTTCCGGTTCCGGTTCCGGTTCCGGTTCCGGTTCCGGTTCCGGTTCCGGTTCCGGTTCCGGTTCCGGTTACGGTTACGGTTACGGTTCCGGTTCCGGTTCCGGTTACGGTTCCGGTTCCGGTTCCGGTGATGGTACCGGATCCGGATCCGGTCACTGCTACTGTTCATGATACGCTTCATGTT